ATATATTGAGAAGGAAGCACGTACATTTCATACGGCTTACCATCGTTATTACCACCTTCAATCATCTTTGCGTAAACAAAAGAGTTACCTGTAACTAATTTAAAAGTACACCAAGCCTCTACGAAATCGCCAAATGTATCTTCTTCATTAGGATATTTTAATAACTCGTTTAATCGTGCATCTTTTGTATATAATTCAAACGCTTTCTTATGTAGCTTTTCAACATCCTTCCAGTTCTCAATCTTATCTGGTTGGCTCATTAACGCTTTGTATTTCTTTGCAGAACTTTCATCCTTTACTTTGTAAACGTGGAATGGAGCAAGTTTTGCCTTGTCCGCAATTAATTTAACGATTGAATAAACTATGTCATTTGCTGAATAACCATCATTTACGAAACTAATGTTATCGCCACCCTGCCAAGTTATTATCCCTTGTTGTATTGCAACTTGTCCGTTAAAAGGAATTTGTGGTAGTACAGTAGATAGTTTTTGTCTTTTACCAAAAAAGTCAAGTAATCCCATTATATATGAATTTTAACAAAGTTAGACAATTTATCCTAAAATACCGACACCTCAAATTTTAGCTTGGTTAAATGCGTAAACACGGCATACCTACAAGCATCCATCAAGTCATCATTTGCCTTTACAGGTTCTTCTATTACGTTATCGTTTTTATCCTTTTTCCATTTGTAAGACATAAACTCCCTTCTTAGGTTTTTGCTATTGTAGTGTAAGTTTATTGGATAAGATTTCATCTTTACAATTCCTGCCCATACATCCTTTTGCGCTGGTTTAATGTTAAAGCCTTGTCGGTAAAGTTCCTCAATAGACTTAGGCTCGGCTGCATCCGCATAGATTGTGGCACGTTCTGGTAGCTTTTCTTTAATCAATCTTGATAGGTCGCTTAAAGTCAATCCGCTTTGATAAATAATCTCCTCAAAGTAGTTTTGTCCTTCGTGATGCGTAACCTTTATAAGTGCAGCTGGGTGAACATAACCAAAGTCCAATCCATAAAAAACATCCCCTTGAGGTGCTTCATCGTATTGCTTCCATTGAGTGTAAATAATTTCTTTTGCAGAGCCTCGTTCACCTAATCCATAAACTTTCCACATAAAGTCATCTGGCAAATCTTTGTATTGCTCAATGTTTCTTATTTGGCTTTCACTAAGGTTTGAGATATTGTTTAAGTAGGTAGAATGTATGCGCTTGTTCTTTGGGTTATCAGCTACCTCATATACCCAAGAAATAAAGTCAGCTGGATTCCAATCTAAGAATGATTGTCCAGTAGTACGAATCAAAAGCTGGTCAAACAAAGCCTTGCTAATTAGGTTTGCCTCGTTTACAAATAGTATATCCCTTGCTGGTCCTTTTGCTTTATCTGGGTCTTCAAGTCCAAATAACTCAATGTAAGAGCCGTTTTTAAATGTATAAATGAAATCCGTATATCGGAAATCCTTTTCATCCCATATATTCCATTGCTCAAGTATGTTTTTGAAATCCCTATAAACTCCACGCTTGATATGTGGTAAGGAATGAGAAACACACGAAATTCTTGTATTAGGCTTGGTTAAAGCTATGTGGATTAGCAACTGAACAACCGAATAGCTTTTACTTGATCTTGACCCACCTTCATTGCATATTATCGGATAACCTTCCTCGTATGCCTTTTTATTGGCATAGAATACTGGTGTAGCCTTAATCTTTAATTGGTTGACAATCTGCATCTGGTTCTATTGTGATTTGCACATTACCCTTTATGTCAGCGGTTATGTCGGTTGTTTGTTTAGGTTTGCCTTCTAATCTATCAACTACTGCTTCATAGGCTCTTTGATCTCCTTTCAATGCTTTGCTAATCATTTGCATATCCATCAATTCAAGTACAGTAAAATCTTCATCTTCGCCTGTAATTGGATTCCTTCTCTTTTGTACTAATTCAAGCAACCTAAGTAAACGAGTTTTACTATTTTGCACACCTTTGCCTCTGCCTTTTGGATTTCTCACCTCACCTTTTTGTGCTGGTATTAAATTATGTTCGTTTGCCATATTCTCTTAATTTCTTCTATATTTTACAAAGGTACACCACAATTAGGGCAAACCTTACCTTTTTTGGTATTGTCTATTGATTTTGGTTCATCATTTGTTGGAACGAGAAAGTCCACATTGACACCCCATTCTTCTAAATCAGCTATCCCCCAATCATTATTTGCTAACATATCCATATCCCACATTCCATAGTGAGTATTGTCTATAACCAGTAACTTTTGCTTTTCTCTTTCGGTTAAGTTAGGCATTTTGATTACAGGTACATCTTGGATGCCTAATTCTAAACAAGCACGATACCTTTGATTACCTCCTAAGATTACGTTATTTTCATCTATGATTAACGGCTTTGCTTCTAATAACTTTTGATCTTCTTGAATAGATTTAACCAACTTTGCAAAGTCATCAGCATCAATCTTTCTTGGATTGTTAGGATTAGGTTTGATTTCGTTGATATTCATTATCGGTTTTTTGTTGGAGTTCGTATTGATGGCATTTGCACAATTACTTTCTTTTTTAGTTGCTCAAAGCCTACCATATCGCCACACTTATTGCACTTAAATTGTATCGTAGTTAGTTCATTCTCCCACGCATATCCTTCAACTGTTGACTTGCACTTACACGTGTAAATTCTTTTGCTCAATGTGTTTTTCATCGCCCTTGTTTTTGATATGGTTTAACTGGCTTGTCCTTTGGACCAGATGTCTTTTTGTACTTTCCTGTCTTTCTTTTGCCAAAGGTTACCTTATTGCCGTTACTAACTTTCGCCATATTTATTTATTAAATCTGCCATAAAATCAAATCTTTGTTCCTGTGTTTCGCCAAATACATAGTGCGTAGTTCCATCAATTTCAAAAACATAGCAAGGATAACCTGCTATTTCTTGCTCTTTGCACGTTTCAAATATGTTACTTGTATTTGTCAATTAATTCGTTTAATTCAGTTCTTGTCCATTTCTTTAACCTATTATTTACCGCTTCAAACTCTAACTCCTTAACCGCTTTTTCACCAATCCTTTCTACAAGTCCGATTCGGTACATTGCTTGGTTGCCGTGCTTATACATATTGCATCCAGCACACTGAAGATGGATGTTCCATTCGTTAAATCTTAAAGCCGAATATCCTTTAACTGTAAAGTAATGTCCAGCTTGATTACCATTGTTACTTCCGCAACTAATACAAGGCAATCCTTCATCTCGTTTCCTTATGTAAGCATTAACTACCTTTTGGGTCTTTTCTAACAACTTGGGTAAAGGTATCAATGGCATAAAGCAAAATTAGGGTTACTTTTTCAATCTAACAACACATAATCTATCGTTATGCTTGTATCGTTTTTTGTTAATTGGGTTCATATAAACCATTATGGTTTTGTAATCAGTATGTAAAAACCTAACTGCTTTTGCTATTGATCTAAATTCTATCTCCTCTTTTGTATCTAAGTAAATCAATCTTACTTCAATGTTGTTGTCTAATCCTGTCATCGGTTTATAAGTTTGTAATAAAGTTGTTTTAATATTTCCCAAATAGCTATGGTTATAAATATTTTAAGCATAATCTTTTTATTTCAAAATATAGATGTGCAGTTATATAAATTAAAGATGCCAAAGGAACTGATATTAGCATAAACTTTGCTAATTCGTAAATAAATGTTAATTTTTTCATAATTGGTTTTGTAAAAATAGGTACAAAGTATATCTTTTGCACTCGTTTTTAATAAATATTTCGTTATTTAATTTCTCTAAGTCTTTAGGTGTTTTAGCCGTTACCTTGTAATGTGCTATTATCTTTTTCTTTATTTGATCTGCTTTCTCTTTACTTAGATTATCCTTGTTTAGTTCCTTTCGTTTCCATAGTACATCAAAAGCCATTGTATTTAGCAATTCCCAGCCTCTTTTAGCCGACTTATTCCAGTTTTCGTACAATGCCTCAATAATTTCATCATCTTGGATTTTTGGTATCTCTACTGGTTGCGGTTCTACATAGGTTTTTTGTCTTACTTGCAAAGCTATTGGCTTATAAGCTGCCATCACATCCCCAAAGAATTTAGGTGTAAACATAATCGCTTTGTCAACTGATAATTTTCCCATTGCGTAAAGTTCAAAAGCCACTCCAAGTTCTTTAAGTTTAAAGTTTCCATAGTTCTTAATTACAAATTCGCATAAAAACTGGAAGGAATCAATTGCTGGTATTTGGCATCCGCTTAAAGCAATACAGGTTTTTAAATGCTCTTTTACCTCAATAGGTGAGCATCTGCTAACACTCATTGTATCTAAAGCAACTGCAACCTTTAATTCATCTGGTTCAAGTTTAGAGATTCCATAGGTCTGTGGCTTGTTGTTCAGAGTAAGTTGGTTTGCGATTGTTGCTAATTCCTGTTGCATTTGTTTCATTTTTAAGTGTAAAAAAACCTTTCCATCCTTTTGC